GAGAGTTTGCGCAAGACGTTGTAGAATATGTACGGCGAGAGATTATTCCAGAACAAGCGCCTGCCATGGCAGGTATGTCGATAAGTGACTTTTTAAGATTGGCTGCTGATATGGCCGGCGACGAACCCATGGCGGTGGATCGTTGGAGAAATAAATGATTAGAAAAAACAAGAAATTTATTGACCCTCGATATTTCATGAACGAGAAGACGGAAATTATTAAAGAAGGTGGCGCCGTAGGACATGTCGAGTCGCCACAAAGATCACGCGTGATGATGGACGCGGGTCTTGATAGGGACGAAATAAACTACGTTAATCAGATACTTGATGATGAGATAGATTCCGCAGATTTTCTTGAGACACCCGCTTATGAGAAACTTTTTGAATATTTTGCATTCAGCAACGAGACCCCAGAGCGGATGCCCTATGGGACTGCCAAGGCTCGCGATGGCATGCCCGACGAATGGATACTGGATTACCTACAAGGAGTCTAAATGAAAATCACAAAATCACAACTTAAACAGATAATCAAAGAAGAGCTTGAGGAAGCTCGACTCCCAGCCTGGGAGCGCCCGGGCTATGTGCCCGAACCGGGACTCGGACCACATGACGAGAAGAGTGAGAAAACTAATATGAATCGTAGCCTACGTGAGTTTGCTGAATGGGTCTTGGAAGTCGATGGACACATTGAAAGCCTTTCAGGGGAACATGTAGCAGCAGATGAGATGTCCTCTGATATTAATCTTTATGATATGTGGCTGAGTGGAATGTCTCCTGATCAGGTTGCACAAGATCTTATGGGAGGAGCCTAAATGAAGCTTTGGAACAAACTAAATAACTGGCTCGAATGGCGCGGCATTAAGTGGACCGATATTGTCGGCGCATCCATAGCACTTGGAACCATTGTCGGACTAGTTATAATGTTAACATGGGCAGGATTACAATGAAACAAAAGCTCTTAAAATTATGTCGATTAGATGTGCTGGCTCTTGGGCTAGCATCGCTTGCTTTGGCAGTCGCATGCTGTTCACACCACAGAGTACAAGAAAGATTAAACGATATGGAACGTATCGGCGTTCCGCTTGATACACACCCACCAGTGAAGTTGGAGCCACCATGTCCCTTGTAATTAATAAAACACAGTTGTTGAAAATCATTGGCGAAGAATTACAAAAAGCCGTCAAGGAAGGATATTCCCTCAGTTCGCTCAACCCCGAAGAATGGGAAGAGCCCCAAGCCCACGATGACAAAGAAGAAGGAGAGTTCCCCGAATTAGAATGGCCCGAAGGCACAGGAGAAGATCCAGAGGGGCTAAGAGCCGATGCAATCTTAGGCGGCGGCCCTGGTGGCTGGCAACGAGCTAAAGATGAAATGACGCCCCCGCCCAAGCGACCCCCTAAAGAGTACCGTCGTCAAGCTATCCACATTTTGGCTAGTTTTAATGTAGACGTGGGACAGCAAGCAATTGATATCTTGGCGTGGGAATTGGTCAATGCCGCCGCTCAGGCTGAGACAGAGCCTCTGGAAGGTCCAGCCGAGAAGCCTTCTTGGTTACAGAAGATATTAGGAAAAGCTATTCGAGAAGATTTAAAAGCCCACATGGGACAACATAATTTGCGTGAAGCCGAACAAGGGCAGATAAGCGCAATTCGACACTTTACTCAAGGAATGCCCTATGAAGTAGAATCCATCTTGATTCAATTAGTGGATAGGTATGGGTTTGATTTGGAAGAGGCAGAACAATTAGCTAACGAGCTTAAAAGAATGCAAGGATCGGACTTGGAGGGCGAACCCCAATTAGCTCAATATGTCAAAGAAGAGCTTGAGGGATATTTAGATGAAGTTTATTCAAAAAAGCAAAGAGATTTTATGTGCGCAATGAAAGACGCACCAGACGGGGACAGACCTGAAAGTTTATCACAAGGCGAAGCAGAACACTTGTGTAAAGCCCCGATGGAAAAACCAAAATCAAAGAGGAAAAACAAATGAGTTTATTAAGAAAGGTATGGGACTGCGCCACCACCGGTGCAGCAAATGTGTGGGGACTAGTTCTCGATGTAGGATGGTCCGTATGGAGCGAAATCAGAGAAGGCGCCACACGCGCAAGCTGGTGGGTGCTCGTAGGTTTGGTGTGGCTCGATGGGCTTGCATTGGGCTGGTGGTTGTGGAGTAGCTAATGGCCGAGCACAAAGGATTTTTAGATACGTGGTTATTAAAGCTAACGTCACGTAAGTTATTAGTATGGATAACTGCGTCAGCCTTAGCATTTGCCGGGTATTTAACCAGCGGCGACTGGGTGGTTATTAGCACAGTCTTTATCGGCACCCAAGGGGCAGTTGACATCGTTGAGAGATTCAAGGGAAACAAGTGACACCCCGGCAGTTAGTAATACAATTTTTAGTGAAGAACTGGAAGGGTGTTTTAATCGCCCTTCTTTCGCTTGTAGTGGTGGGCAAAATGCGTTTCGACTACAAACAGATGCAGGCTGCATACGAGGCTTCAGAACAATCATTGCAGGCGCAACTAGCAGGCTTGCAAGAGATCCACAAGAAGCAGATGGCAGACATGGAGAACTCACTCCAGGTCTATAAGGATACCTTAGATCAAGTAGAGCGGGATTATCAAGAGAGCCAGGATGAGTTACTAGAAGTGATCGAGAGTCGCAGAGAAGAATTCGGAAGACAATTCTCTGAAGACCCAGAGGAACTATCTGAGACAATAATGTTTATGTACGGATTTGATTATGTTCCTTAGTCTATTATTAACGTTGGGCAGCCCTGCTCAAGCAGCCGACGCAGGTCAGTTCACCTTTCTCGGACACCAACAGTGCGCACCCTTTGAAGGTGTGCTATTCGATGTTCCGGCATTGTCTGAAATCTTGGCGCGCCAATCAACGGCCAACCTCGCATGCCAAGCACGAATTGAATATGAGCTTTCAGTTGAAGCTGCAAGCTATGAGTTAGAGCTTCGCAATTGGGAGATTCAATATAATGCATTGCACGAAGAAATGAGTCTTCTCATTTTCCAGAAAGATGAAGAGATTGATCATCTTCAAAGATCCTTATTAAAGCAATCTCCCCGCAATAATTGGATGTGGGCCGTTGGAGGTGTCGCAGTTGGTGTCGCCGCAACATATGGATCCTATAGATTGTTCAATGAAGAATAAAGATCTCAATAAAATTGCAGCAATTGAACAAGCGATTGCCAAGAAATATGGAGACGAGGCTATTCAAAATCCTCGTGCAAATTGGGACGAGGACAAAGAAAAAGAATACCTCGATCAAATGCGAGAGCTTTATAAGAAAAACAGCGAACACAAGAAGTGGGAAGAGAAAATAGATGTAAATGGTATAAAGGTATCAAAGAAACTATTTAATAGAGATTCTTTACAACGTTGTATGGTGTGTTCTTCTTCCATGAAAAAAACAGCAGACGACGTTTGCTTTCTAAAATATGAATGTTGCTACAACTGTTACATTCAATATGTGGAAGGCAGAGAGGAAAGATGGGAAAAAGGTTGGAGACCAAATAATGAAAATAACCAAAAGTGATTTAAAAAAGATAATTTTAGAAGAACTGGCTCCGGAGACAGGACAAGAAGCTCAGCCGCAACAGACTGCCCGGGCCAAGAAGGTAGCCACGGCAGCTACAACTGGCGCTCGGATGGATGTTGGTGAGTACGTAGACATGCTTAAACAAGTTTTATTGAGCCCTCAAGTTCCTGCAGCAGTCAGAAAGGCCGGCCTAGAGGAGGTTTTTGGACCCAAGGGCGCCTCTATTAATAGTTTGGTTGCACAGATGATGCAAGGAGAACAGGGATAATGGCAACAATTTATGAAATCATACAAGGACTAGCACAAGCAGCCGCAAACTCATATGACGGCGCGCTGGGAGAGGATTATGAACCCGACAAGCCTGGAATCCTTCGTAGGGAAGAGGGCGATGCCCTTATTGATCAACGAGTCATGGACGGCTTTAATGTGAAGTTTTATGGCGACATGATGTGTCTGGCTTATCAATCCGAGATTCAATTAAAGGAAGTTTATGCTTCTGGTTTTGAAGGAGATACCGACCAGCGCCTTGAGGATATTGCGGGATGGATCAAGAAAGAATACAAGAAGATTACAGGAAACTCTGTTACGTTGACAGCAGAAGGAGAAATCGATATTCGAGTCGAAAACTCTTCGCGTGTCCGTAGCTGGGTGGTCGCCAAAAAGCACTATAAAATTGGTGGACTGAGTGAGGAAATGAACCTAGAAACCGGTTCTGAGGTTCCAGCCGAGCGCAGTTGGGAAAAGTTTTTAAATCAAGGGGGCTGGGGAAAGCGCCCGAAGAATGATACAAGGAAGAAAGAATCATGAAAATTTCTATTGCACGTCTCAAAGAGATTATTATGGAGGAGGTTGCTCACGCAACTACTGAAGGCCATGATAAAGACTGGGGAATGGGTAAGGACGAAAAGTCCCGAACTCGCCCTGGAGAGGAAGACTATACCGGACACAAGGGTGACGAATCACACACCCACCCAGGAGAGCACGATTATGAACACGGCGCCGAAGAGCCTGCCTCTGACGATGTTGAAGGTCATGCCATGCTAGCCATGAAGGCTATCCATGACTTAGCCAGCGCTGCGGGGGTGGACTTGAAGGCAGATGTTTCTGGACCCGGCGATGAGGAACACGATGAAGAGGAAGTCGAAGTAGAACTTGAAGATGATGAATGAGCTTTCAACTAGACAAAAAACAGCAAGTCGGCGAGATCTTAAAGTGCGGTAAAGACCCTTCTTACTTTCTGAAGACCTATGCGCGCATCTCTCATCCGATGCATGGTCTAATTCTGTTTGATACATACGATTTTCAAGATGAGCTACTCAATAGCTTTAACGATTATCGCTTTAATGTGATTTTAAAAGCTCGGCAGTTGGGTATTTCTACTGTTACTGCCGGCTATGTTGTCTGGATGATGCTTTTTCATCGAGACAAAGCCATTCTTGTAATGGCCACTAAGTTTGCCACAGCGGGTAACCTTGTAAAGAAAGTTAAAGGCATCATGCGCAACGTACCGGCATGGCTAAAGATTGCCACCATTAGCGTAGACAACCGCACTTCTTTTGAACTGTCTAACGGTTCGTCCATTAAAGCAGCTTCCACTTCTGGCGATGCCGGTCGTTCGGAAGCCTTGTCGCTTTTGGTATTAGATGAGGCCGCTCACATCGAAGGACTAGAAGAACTATGGACTGGTCTGTATCCTACACTATCCACAGGTGGACGGTGTATTGCCTTGTCAACCCCCAACGGGGTAGGAAACTGGTTTCATAAAACCTGTGTAGATGCTGAGGCTGCCTCCAACAACTTTAATCTTACTACACTCCCCTGGCAGGTGCACCCTGATCGAGACGAAGTATGGTATCAGAAAGAAACTAAAAATATGTCCCGGCGCCAAATTGCGCAGGAACTTGAGTGCAATTTCAATACTTCGGGGGAGACAGTTATAGATCCAGATTGTATGGAGTGGTTATTCTCTACTATTAAAGAACCAAAGCATCGCACTGGCTTTGATCGTAACTTTTGGATTTGGGAAGAGTTTGATCCTACCTGTAATTATTTATTGGTAGTCGATGTGTCTCGTGGAGATGGCGCCGATTTTTCTGCCTTTCATATACTAAAACTAGAAACACTTGAAATCATTGGAGAATATCAAGGAAAGATCACGCCAGATTTATTTGCTAATATGTTAAATCAAGTTGGTCGAGAGTTTGGAAATGCCATGTTAGTAGTAGAAAATAATAATATTGGCTATACAGTACTTGACAAACTCATAGAATACGGTTATCCTAACTTATATTATTCAGTAAAGTCTACACATGAATATATCGAACAATACCAAGCAGAAGCTCATACGTCAGCGGTCCCCGGGTTTTCAACCACAATGAAGACACGACCACTAATAGTTGCAAAATTGGAAGAGTTTATAAGAAATAAACTAATTAAAGTGTACTCATCTCGGACAGTTAATGAAATGAAAACTTTTATTTGGAAAAACGGTAAGCCCCAAGCAATGAAAGGATATAATGATGATTTAATCATGGCCTTAGCTATTGCATGTTGGGTGCGCGATACTGCTATCCAAGCCAGCGCCCGCGATTTAAATTATCAACGAGCATTTGTCGATGCAATTATTACAAGTAGGACAACGATGAATACCCGAGTGTCTGGCCAGCATGGCTATGAAAAAGACAACGCGTTGGATGCTAAGATGACAGACGCACAACAACTTTACGAACAATACAAATGGATTATTAAGTGAGAAACTAAATGGCACGTACCCCTCCCAAAAACAACCCCG